AGCCTTAAATGTTCCCAAAGGTAGAGGGGCTCAAACTCTGGTTGATAATCTTCCTGGAGCTATTGCAGACTTTATCATGGCGTCACCGGAAGACCCGGAAACGCTATCTAACTTTGCTCAGGACTTTGTTCCAGAATCAATTAAGCCTTTGTTCTTTTTGGCTGCTGATGGGGAACGAGATAACCTTTATCAAATTAAATTGAAGGGTGCCCTTGAAGGTGAAGGCCTTGGTACTATTGCTGATGTGATTGGAGCGTTGTTTAAAGGTAGATTCGCCTTTAGGGACGCAAAAAATGCGGGTAGTGATACCGAAACGGCACTGGAGGCTGGAGTAAAAACCATGTCCGATGAGGCCGACGCTTTATCTGCCAAAGCCGCTGTTGACTTTAAAAAGGAAGGAGAGCTGTGGAATGATACCCGCGAAGCTCAACTCAACAAACTTCTTCAAGAAGAAAACTCTTTAAGGCAACAACGTCAGGCAGTAGACCCTGAAGACCTTGAAACCGCTAAACAGATTGATGATCAGCTGGAACGCAACCTCTTGGATCAACAAGAGATTGATCGGGCCATCATCGATAATGGATACAAAGAACCCTGGGAAAAAGAAAGCACCTATAAAAGTGTAAGTGTCCCTGAGTCCATTGTGTATGGACGCAACTGGCTAACAGATGCCGCTGTAAAGCGTTTGAATCTGGAAGATAGTTGGAAACAAATCATCAAGCCAGCCATCAAAAATCTGGATCCAGATCGCTTGAATCAGATTTATCGCAACCAAGGTAAAGCCGCCTGGGAAAAACTCAAGAGTGATCACCTCAAGGTTTTGGTCGATAAATTTACAGAGGTAATGGATACGGCTCAAACTGCGGATGAAGCTAAAGATTTGGCAATGCGTTTTCTTAGGGAAAGCGGTCAAACCTTCACCAAGTCCAGCGGTGAGCTAATCGAAGATGAGGCTGTTATTGTTGTTCAAGCAACAATGCAAGGCATGGCAGAAGAGCTTGCAAAGATTTCCAAGAGCTTTTTGGATCATGATGCAGCCCTTCTGGCAAATGGCAACCAGCCTGATCGCCTTCTTGATAGGCTGATTGGTCTAATGATGCTTCGCAAAGAAGGCTGGAGCTTGGATGCTGGACGCCGCCTGCTTCTTGGTAAGCATCCTAGTTACAAGCAAATGATTGAGGAAGCTGGTACTGAAGCAGAAAAGACTGTCCTTACACCGCGCATGTTGAAGACGTGGGCATCAGATGTTAAGGCTCGTTTTCGCTCTGGTGATCCGACTGCCATTGAAGAGATGCGTATGATGTCTCTTGCAATGTCTCTTGCTGGTGGTGACCCTGCCAAAGCCATCAACTTTGGTGAGACTGTACTCACGGCTCTGGGTAAAGAGTCTCTTGGACTATTCTTTAATAGCATCTTGTCCGGCCCCAAAACTATTGTTCGGAACCTTGGTGCTGTAATTAGAGTCTTTACTCAACCCCTTCATGTGGGCATCGTAGGTGTCGTTAATGGCGATGACCGGTTGATTGGAGCAGCTGGAGCTGGCATTATTGGTGCCTTTAGTGGCATTACTGATGCCTTTCATGTGGCTGCTGTTACCATGAAGAGTGGTGTGCCTGCTACCTGGAATGAGATTAGTGTGATCCGCAAGGCAGAACGCATGGCAATGGTTGATGCTATTGCAGATGCAGCAGTAAGCCCCTCTGAGCGAGCAGCAGCAATGACCCTTAAAGCGGTTCACGCAGTGGTTAACTGGACGGATCTGCCCAGTCGCCTTATGATGTCTTCTGATGACTTTATGCGTACCGTGGCCGTGCGTCAAAAGATTTATGAAGATGCCATGATGAAGGCCTTTGAGGCTCGGCAAAACGGCAAAGGAACTTTAAAGAGCCTCCAGGAAGCTGCCATCCAGGAAATGGAAAAGCAGGTAGACTTTAAAACCGGACAGATCAAAGATGAGGCCCTGCAAAAGTTTGCAGAGAGTACTACCTATCAAGATGACCCCGGTGTGTTTGTAAACAGTCTGAGCAATGCCATCGATCGGTTTAGTCCACTTGGTATTCCTGTTGGTAAGTATGCGTTTCCCTTTGTGCGGACTCCTGCTAATATCATGAGGTACCAGTTGCAAATGACTCCCGGTGCCACCTCACCGCTCCTTCAAAATTTTATGGATGGCTATAAGCAGGCCATCACAGATAACGATACTCTTAAAATTGCAGAGTATCAAGGTAGAGAAGCCGTTGGTTCCTTCTTGGTTTCCTTTGGCTACACCCATGCTTGGTCTGGTCACATCACGGGCAACATGCCTATCGACAAGAACGAGCGTGAGCGGTGGAGGCAGGCTGGCATTCAACCTCGGTCAATTAAGATTGGCAACGAGTGGGTGTCCTATAACTGGTTTGAACCTCTTTCAAACTGGGTAGCTGCGGCTGCTGACATTGGCCACATGGAGCGCAATGGGGAAATTAAAGAACTGGAAGAAGTAGCTACCCGCCTTGGATTTGCTATTGCAGCGAGTTTTACCGAAAAAAGCTACCTTGCTGGTCTTGATGGCCTTTCCCTATTCTCCGCACCTTACGAAACAATTTCTGAATTTACCAAAGCCAAAGAACGTTTTGGTGAGGCAACAGGACCCGCTGATAGATCAGGTGCTGCAATTCTTGGATTCGTTAATTCGTTTATTCCAGGTGCTGGCTTCAGGAAAGTTTGGAACAATGCTTCCGATAAGTACTATCGTGAGTATGAGTCTTGGACTCAGAAGAAACTTTACGATATGATGCCGTGGCTTAGCAAGCAAAACATTCCATATAGCATTAGTATTCTGTCTGGAAAACCGATGCTGAACCCTGGTGGCGGCCTGCGGAATGCTGTAATTCCGTTTGAAGCAACTAAGGTCAACACAGATCCAGTTGCTCAGATGCTTGTGGAAATGAATGTTTGGCCTACCGTTGACTATAAAAGGACCAAAGATGGACTATCCTTGGATCCGCAAGGACGAGTACGCCTTCAAGAACTTATGTACGGTAATGGTAGTTTGCCAGCTGAACTAAAAGCCTGGTTTAATAGCAAAGAATTTAAACAAGATCGTGCTAATTTTAAAGCCAGAACTATGGAACGCGGCGAACAATACGAAGAGCCCATTTATGTGCGTAAAACCAAGGAAATTATCCAAGGTGCCCATGAAAGAGCTACGCAGGCACTTATTGCTGAAAGGCCTGATATTGAAGAAAAACTGAGAAAGGTTGGTCAACTTAGGTTTGCTCAATCTCAGGGACAGTATGCAGGCCAAGCAACGCTTGAATCGCAGCGACTTCAGGACGAGCAAAAGCGCCTCGAACAGTTAATCAATTTCGGTAACTAAACACAATGGCAATCGTCCAAAACACCTATACGGGGAATGGGTCTACCACGATCTATTCCCTGTCCTTTTCCTACCTGGATAAGGCCGATGTCAAGGTTACGGTTAACAACGTACTCGTAACCAACTACATCTTTGCCACCGCTTCATCCATTCAGTTCTCGACGCCCCCTTCTGCTGGGGCTGCCATTCGAATCTATCGGGACACCGATACGGATCAGACAAAGGCCACCTTCTTTGCTGGTTCGGCCATCAAGGCCAAGGATCTGAATTCTAACTTCACTCAGACCCTTTACGGCGTTCAAGAGATTGCCTTTAGTGCCCTCAGCAAGATTGGGGATACCATGCAAGGTATTCTCAACATGGGTGGGTTCAGGATTACTAACCTTGGGACACCAGCTGCTGATGCTGATGGTGCCACCAAGAAGTACGTGGATGACCGCTATGGTGATCTAGAGATTCCTGGTGTTACTCGGTGGCGGAAGACTGCTACTGCCGGTCAGACAACCTTTTCGGGTGGTGGAGACTACGGTGGGACTCTTGCCTATTCCGCCAGCAGGGAAACGGTCTATGTCAATGGTGCCCTCCAACAGCGCAACGTAGACTACACAGCAGACAACGGAACCAGCATTGTCTTCACTCCTGCCCTTGTTCTTGGGGATGTGGTGGATGTTCACTGTGTCAATAACGCTGCTGGTATTACCACCGATCAGGCCAGCGGGGTCTATTGGACGCAGGGTGGTGCTGGTGCGGTTACTAGGACTGTTGATTTCAAACTCAAGGATGTGGTGTCCGTAAAGGACTTTGGGGCGGTTGGTGATGGGGTTGCAGATGACACTGCAGCAATTCAAGCTGCTATCAATTACGCGCAGACAAAAGTAATCAGCGCATTTCGATCAGGCGCAACCGTTTTTTTCCCAGCGGGAACTTACAAGGTAACGGCTTCGCTGATTGTGTCTTCCAGCAATGTTGGCCTTTGCGGTGAGAGCCCATCTTCAGCTGTAATTGAAGCGCAAAGCCCTAACTATGATGTAATCAAGTTTGAGGCAAGTGGTGGATCGTCTGCAATTTACCGAGCTTCAGTTCAAAACTTGCGGATTCTTGCATCTGGTAATGCAACCGCAGGAACCCTGCTTCTATTCAATAGGGCGCTCCACAGTTTTATACACTCGGTCTCGTTGGACGGCGGATGGAACTGCCTGACTTTGGATGGGTGCGGCAAAGTTTACGTCACCAACCTCGACACGCATCAAACCAGCCGCACTGTCGGAACCGCTGCTTCTCATCAGCTTGTATTCAAAAGCACGGCCAATAATAATTCCGACATTCACATCACGAACTTTCAGCTGTTTACTCAGGATCCTTCAACTCATCCTAGCCAAAGGCCTGATTACGCAGTTTCTATTGAAGGGTCGGACGGCATTTATTTTGTCAATGGGCACCAGCATGGTGGTGTAGACATTGCCCCCAACGGTGTTGCTCACCGAGATACATGCGCCACCATTTTCTGGACAAGTGTTTACTTTGACACTTGTAACTCATCTGCAAACAACATTCGCTTTTCGGGAACAGCTAGCAGGTACCGCAATTTTAGATTTTCAAACTGCTATTTTCGCAGTGCCGCAAGGGCGATTTATGTTGACACGGCTAGCAGTGTTGACCAGCTTCTCATTGGCTCTAGCCAAATACGCAACCATACTCTTTCTGCAATTTTTCAAGCAAATGCTAATTGCGACAACTGGAGCATTGTCAACTGCGTTATTGGCGAAGATCCTGGTGCCATTTCGTCTGCAACTAAGTACATCGACATTCGCGGAATCAACTCAGTTATTGCCGGTTGCACCTTCCTTGGCAACAATTACACCAACACGTTTGCGTCAATCGGTGGAGAGAATCATGTAATTACTTCATGTTCGTTTATTGGCGGAAACAACACAGCAGGCACTAAGGCTCTTGAGTTTACTGCAACGTCATCTAAATGCCTGGTTTCAGATTGCACGTTTAGGAACTGCAACTCTGAATCAAAGCTATTTGATTCTGGTACTGGTAATAGGCGTGGGTCTGGCATCAATGGGTTTGCTTTACGCAATGGCGGAACAGCTAGTATTAGCAACCCCAACACGTTTGTAACAGTAACTCATGGGTTAGAAGTGACTCCTTCAACGAGTCAAATTTCTGCTCGTTTAGGAGCAGATGCAGCAGGAGTTACTCGGTTCTGGGTGGACACTGTAACCTCTACTACTTTCAGGATCAATGTAAACGCTACGCCAACTGGAACCGCTCAATTTGTCTGGAACGCAGACGCAACTAACGTGTAGACCCATGCCAGCTCCTAAACTAATTGGTTAACCTCTAATGACAAAAACACGAGACCTAGCCGACCTTGGTGGTGGCTTTATACAAACAGGAACAGGTGCTGTTCAGAGGACCGTTGAGGCGAAGCTTAAGGATGTTGTATCCGTAAAGGACTTTGGGGCCGTTGGGGATGGAGTAACTAACGACAGCGCAGCCCTCCAGGCAGCAGCAACGGCAGCCGTCGCAGCTGGAGCACGTCTATGGATCCCTAAGACCAGCAGCTTCTATGCGCTGGGGTCTGGAGCTATTTCCGTCACGCTGGCTGATGGTCAAGGGCTGGTAATC